CCGGGAAACTCGTCCACCCGTCGGCGGCCCGGACGGCCGGTCACCACGCGGCGTCACCAGGACTGGGTAGGTCCCGGCGATCGCGGTGAGCAGCGACTTCGGGCGGAAAGTCTGCTTGCCGAGCAGCTCGCCGATCGGGGTGCCGGCGTCGTACTCGATGCGCGCCTGTTCGGGTGGGACCGGTACGCCCCGAACGAGGATGGATTCGATAGAACCGCCAGGGGAGAGCCTGACGACGACCCACGGGGAGGTTTTCATGGGGCACGATAAACGCCGGTCGTGAAAATCCCTCCAGACGCGATTGGATCGATTCTGGCGAGCAGGCGCGAGACGACGACTCGGAGGCTCGGAGAGGCCCCTCGGATTGGCGGGGGCGGGATCGTCCGGGGGACGGGCGAGGACGACGGCGGATCGAGCACCGAGGAAAGTTGCTGCCTCCTCATCCTCATCCCGTTCCACCGCCGTCGACGCCGGGCGCCGGGCTGATCGCGCCCGCGCGTTGATGATGAGGATGTTGTTTTGAAGGTCAATACAGTTAGGCCCAACCACGTTGGGGGTTTCGCGGCGCCAGATTGGGGGTTTATTTCCCGAACATCGCGATTTACCCCCAACCACGTTGGGGGTTTATTTCCCGAACATCGGGGAACGCCCCGCACAAGCGACAGGGCGAGCGGCGAGAGCAACGCCAGTGGAACCCACGGGCCGAGCGCCACGCGAATCGCTCACTGATCCTTGTGCCGATCCGCCTCGTCTGTTAGGGTGGAACTGACCCGGCTACCCGAACGGATAGACCAGGCACCATCGGAGCCCCTCTCCCATGCCCCTCGTGTATGACCAGCGCTCGTGCCCCTCGTGCGAGCAACGCATGCTCTTCCAGCGTCAGGTGCCACACCACCTCATTCACTTCATCGCGTCGATCGCGACCTTCGGCGCTTGGGTGATCGTCTGGATCATCGCCGGCATCCTGTCCGTCGGCAGACCCTGGCGGTGCTGCAAGTGCGGATCGTCACCAGTCTGGGATGGAGCGCTCACCAAGCGGCTCGCAGACAAGGCCGCCGCTGAACGGGCGGCACACAATGCAGCGGTACCGAGCGACGCTTGGAAAGCGCCAGGCGCGGCGAGCAAGCCGGTGGACGCCGTGCCGATCATCGACCCCGCGCGTGATGCGTATCTGTTGCGCAAGGGTGGCTGGGTACCAGAGCCGATTCCCGAGCCTGGGTCGGGAGCGATACCCACGGCGACTGACAGCATGGACGCCGGGAAGATCTTTGGCATTCTCTTTGTGCTTTTGATTTTCAGCATGCTGGCATGCGCACTGATCTTCGGCGGCAGCAACAGTCCCGGCACCGCGTATCTAACCAATCAGTCGCAGAAAGTCGCGGCCAGCCTGCCGACGACATCGGTGAGTCCGTCAGTGACGGCACCGATCGCGCCCACGGCCAAGCCTGACATTGGCGTCGCACTCGGCAACGCCTTCGCCGACGGAGTTGCACAGGCCGTCAAGACGGCGAGTAATCAGCAGGCCGCTAAAGAGGTCGCGACCCAACCTGCCGAACCGAAGCTCGATCGCACGGATGAGGCGATCTATGAGCTGTACAAGGCAGCTGAGGCATTCGAGGAAATCACGACGCCGGGGATGCGCACTGAGCCACGCTGGAATTATGTCGAGGCGGGATTTCCTGCAGGGCACTACATCTGCACAGAGTTCCTGCGCAGGCCCACCTACGAGTTGTCAAGTGCTGACTACAAAGATCGGTGGAAGAAGGGTTGTGTGAAGGAAGCCTTCGCCGCGGCCGAGATTGACATTCCCAATCTCGCGCGCCAAAAGGCAGAGTGGGACTTCATTGCGATCAAGCACGTCTTCTGTGCGAATCGGGACGCCAAAAGAGAGTACCTTTTTGTAATGCATGGCAGGGCCACTTTGCCAAATGGTCAGCGATGGCTCGTACCCGTAGTGGCGTGGGTGGTTCAGGGCGATTCATTGTTCAACGTAAAAGAAGTCGCGTTCGGCGAGCCAACTCGGTAATCACCGCCGGCCAAGCACGTCGCGCACAAGCTTTTCCAGCGTGGCCCTTGACTTGCCTTGCGTGAGCTCTTCAGCCATGCGCTCCGACGACACGATCACGGCTGTCTGTGCGCCAGCACTTCCGCTTGGTGCCACGCGACCTCCCGAGTTGAGGCCTTGATACCCGCCGCGCGGCGGCCGAGGCACGTTCATCGTTGGCAAATGACGACTGCTCCTGAGATCGGCAACCCTCTCAAGTATGTCTCGCGGAATCAGCATCTGATTGAGGGCGTCAAGGATTACGTCGCCGTAGTAGTTCGCTGATTGCCGACGAATCATGAACTCCTGCGGAGTTGCAGCAATGAGCGTGCTGTCAACGTCAGGTCCGCCGCCAGGAATTCGGCCGCCGCTTGCGAAGCCGGGTACTCGGCCACCCTTGTTCAAACCGGCACGACCTGCATACGGCAACACACTCGCGACCCCGCCGCCTCCACCGCCCCCCGCTGCCGCGGCCGCCCCGCCAAAGAGACCGAGTCCGCCAAGCGCAGACGCGACGAGCTGCAGGACAGTGAACTGGATGATCAGATCTGCGATGCGACTGATCAGACCGGTATAGAACTCATTGAATGCTTCACCGGCGGACTGGCTGCCATCCTTGAGAGCGATGAAGAATCCGCTGACTGATGAAGCGCCGGCATTCGCCAGGTCGCCGCCGAGTTGCTTGGCGCGGTCGTAGATTCGCGCCGCGTCATCGACGAAGTTCTGGAAGCCTGCCTTGAGACCGCCGACAAAGTCGCCCTGGTCGGGCTGAGTGAGTTGGCGGATCGAAGAGTTGATCCGCTTCAACGCCTCCTCGATCTGCCGCGCAAACTCGGGAGACTCCGCGGCGAGTTGTTTGAGCCCATCGCGAATGGTGATCAGACGTTCACGCGCGGCTTTGGCCTCCTCGGAATTTGCCTTCGCGACTTCAGTGCCCGTGAGCTGGCCCGCCTTCTGGAGCGCTTCTCGCTCGGCGAGGTTCGCCTGATAGTTCGTTTCAATGCGAGAGGCTTCCTCAGTGGCTGCATTCACCTGCTGACGAATGACAAGCCCACGGCGCTCAATATCCTGAACCTCGGACAACTGCTGCAACAGCGGCCCGGCGTCTTTCCCATACGTTTTTGAAAAGTCCGCTTGCTCGCGAGCAAACTGGAGCTGCTGCTGCAGACGTTCTGCGAGGCGCTTGTTCTCTTCTCCGCCAAGTGCGGCGTACCGACGGGCCACCAAACCGATGCTGGCGCTGACGCGGTCCGCCAGTGCCGCCGCTTTCTTGAACGTTTTGTCGAGAGCCTCGCTTGCGTCGTCCGCGAACTCCTTGAAATACTGCTTGCCCGTAGCTACCGCCGATCGCACGCTCTTCGCGAACAGAATTGCTGATTGCTCGAGCGTTAGTTCCTTGTAGGCGACCTCCGCGGCGGTTCCTACCTTGGTCACCTCTTGCTTGAGCCCGGCAATCGCCTGAGTTGCAGCCGTAACTCGACCGATGGATTTGTCGATCGCTGCGAGGCTGCTGTCTTTCGCTCGATTGAGGTCGTCAAGCGTGTCTGAAACTACTTGCCCAAACTGTTCCTGATTCGCGATCTGCTCGTCCAGGACTTTCGCTGACAGTTCCGTGACACGCTTTGGAGACTCGGCAAGTATCTTGTTGATCTCTGCAAGCCGCTTGCGAGCGTCTTCAAGCCGACGTTCGGCGCTCACCCCAGGTTGCCGCGAAAATGGATCGAGCACATCGCCGAGGCCACCAAACTCCGGCCTGGGGCGAAAATTTGATTGGTTCTTGGCTCGCTGGGATTCAAGACCGCGCTCCATAGCAGCGATTTCGTCGCGCAACTTCACACGTTCTAGCTCTACATCTTTTGCCTGCTGCTTCGCATCACTGAGCTGACCCGACAGAGACTTCTCGAACTTTGTCCCAAGTGCGCCGTTGATCAGCGGAACGAATCCATCGGTGAGCGTGTCCCGCAGCAATGGGCCGGCCTTCGCGATTCCAATTTGAATTCCAGAAACGATGATGGTGACAAAGAGCTTGCCGGCCTCCGTGATGATCGTGATGAATCCGTCGCTTACAGCCCCGCTGAACTCATTGGCCGCTTTGAGGGCATCGGATCGTCGAGGTTCAGCGAGCGAATCAGCATTCACCGAGACGGTCAGGTAGTCGAAGATGCCGGACGCGACTGGTTTCAGCTTTGACACCCGTTCGGCAAACGCTTCGAGAAACTTGGTAGCCGACGGCCCCACTGCTTTGATGAACTCGGCCTTGACACCTTGCCACGACCTTGCGACGCTCACGATCGCGTCGTTCAGTTCCTTTGCGCCCTTCGTCTGCGAGGCTGTAAATCCGAGGCCCAGCTTGTCGATTCGTTCAAGGGATTTTGCGATGGCGTCCGCGCCAGCCTCAAAGAACGGCAGAATCTCCACGCCTCGACCTTTGCCAAATAGGTCAGCCAAGATTCGGATCTGATCTCCGGTCCCGAGACCCTGCAGCCCGTCGGCTATCAGCGGGAGAAGTTTCGTGAAGTCCTTCGTGTTGTCGACCGTTTCTTTGCTGATGCCCAGTTCCTGAAGGCTCGCAAATGCCTTCTTGCCCTGCGGCGATGCGACACTCGATAGTCGCTTCTGCAATTCGCTCAGCCCTTTGGTCAGCACGCCCGTATCGACACCGAGGTCTTCACCGACGAGGCGGACCCTGCTGAGTTGCTCGACTGTAATACCCGTCTTCTTCGCTGCGGATTCAAGCTCGTCGAGTGCTTCAATATCCGACAGGATGTACCTGCTGATGGCGCTGACACCAAACGCCGCGATCAGTCCCGTGACAGTCGCCTTGAGTGCCCCCAGCCCCACGTTGTACCGACCGACGTTCGCGACACCGCGACCCATCGCGCGCGCTGCGGAATCCAGCGCTCGCGACAGGCCGCTGCTCGACCGGGCGGTCGATTCGCTCGTTCGGTTGATCTGCTTGAGGCTGTCAACCACCTGGTCTGACGGCCGACTGAAGAGGTCTCGGAGAATGGCGATGACTTCAACCTGGACCTTCGATGTGCCCGCCATTGCCTGACTCCTTTGGCTTGAGCAGCGTCCGCTGCCCTTCCTCGAACTTCGTCGCCGCCTTCTTGCCGCCCAGTGCCGACGCGGTACCCAGTGTGATCTGTTGGGCCACGATCCCGATCAGTTGTCGCTGATCCCGAGCTCGCTCACGCTCGGTGTCCACGGCACGTTCGATGAAGAACCAGAGCTGGGGGACGGTCCATCGCTCGAAGATGTCGTTGGCGCTGTGCCCGTGGCCGACGAGAAGATCGATTGCATTGCCGAGATCGAACTGCGGTTCGACGTCAGCGCCGCCAGCGTTGTCTTCGCGGCGGCGATCCAAGGGCGGATGCGCTTCTCCGATCCAAACGATTCGATCAGCCAGGCCTGCGCCACTTGGGCGAGTACTTCGCTCGGGCAGTGTGGATCCATCAAATCGATTCCCGACACGGAGGAAGCCATCAGGTCTACGGCCTCGGAGATGACAACGGGCAAAGCCTTCGGCCCCGCAGCGAGCGCGAGGCCCATGATCCACTTGTCCGAGGGACGGCTGATCTTCTTTCCGCCCGACTCTTCCTCAGGTACTTCCTGCCAATCGATGGGATGAGTTTCGATGTACGCCTGCCCATTCGTGAGTAGCGATGTCACGATTGCGGTGATCGCGCCTTGGAAGTCTCGCATTTGACGAACCGCCAACGGTCGCACCGTCACTTCGATTGGTGGCACTCCTTCGACATCGGCGACGATTGTCACCTTGCGGCCGGGGAACATAATCGAGAGTGGGCTTGCGTTCTTGAGAGGGGACGTGGACACGGAGATCCGCCTTTGCAAAGCGGCCGGGGACCGCGACTGGCCCCCGGCCTGGGTTGTGTGATGAAACCAACGGGAGACACGGCCAGGCGATCGACAGACCCCCGGCCGGACAAAGGCCCTCCCCCACCGGCAAATCGCTCACACGAGCGACCCACCGGCAAAGAGAAGGGCCGCCAGGACTCAGCTCGTCGGCGCGCTGGGGAACGCACCGGCGATCTTCTTGAGCTGACCCGCGGGCTGGGTGTACTGCGTGGTATCCGACACCACCGTCGCCTTGAACTCAAGCGTCGAGTTCGAATCGACCGCGAACGCGGCCGCACCAGGCGTGATGACGACGTCGCACTCGCGCACCGTCTGCTGACGGTTGTTATCCACGCCCCAGACCAGCAGCAACTTGCCAGAGATCGACGCGCCACCCGTGAGCGGACGGACCAGCCGCTTACCGCTCAGCGCGTTGGGCGTGATGTCGATCTGCAGCGGAGCGCCGTGGACGATGGCGCTGCCGGCCAGGATCTGGATCAGGCCGCGTTCCTTGCTGACCCACTTCCAGTCCGTGTTCTCGACGTACGTGGTCCCGCCGCCCAGCGACTTGACGACGATGCTGTTGATGTTGAAGAGCCACTCGTTGGCGGGCGCGGCCCCGTGGAGCTTGATCATGGCGCCCGCGCCCTTCACCGCGTAGTGAGGCACCCCCATGATCGGCGCGGCCGCCTGGGTGAACTCCTCGGGGGTGTTCGCCAGGTAGAACAGCGCCAGATTGTCAAGCGAGATGTTCTTGGTCCTGATGGTCAGGACTTCGCTTTGTTTGATCAGGGCCTTGTCGATGACGCGCTTGATGCCGCCGTCCGAATCCTCGACCTCGACCTCTTCCGTGGTGATCTCGGGAGACACGGTGTCGATCGACCCCAGGTCGTACAGGAGGTCATAGACATCGCCCTTGCGCTGCAAGAAGGCACGTGAACCCGTAAACCAGATTTCCTGTTGTCCAACTACGCCCGGCATGGCATGGCTCCCTTGGCGTTCCCCCGCCTCGGAAGTTCAGTCCATCGATCTCAATACTCTACGGTGAAGGAGATCTCAATCCCCTGAATCGAATAGGACGCGTCGGCAAACTCGCGGGCCCGCGTGGCTTGGTCACCCGTCGTGATGAGCCTCGCGATGATCGGATCGCCCTGCTCGTTGCGTTGCGCGAGCAAGAGGTCCAGGAAGTTCTCGGCGTCCTGGGTGAGCTGGTCCAGAACGTGATCGTCCATGCCCTCGGCCAGATCTTCCCGGCGCGCATCGCTTTCGATCGCCAGCTTCGTGGCCAGTGCCAGTGAGAATGTCGCCCTGTAGAAGGGTTCGGACCCGGCGCGGACCAGGGGGAAGTCTGTCACGTTGAGAGCCGCGATGAACGGCCGGTACCGCCAGTCGTGGCCAGTCAGCGGGATCACGCCACGGACGATCCGGTATCGGTCGGTGCCGAGCGATCGAATGACGTTCGCCATCGCCGTGAGTGCCGTCAATCTTGCCCTGTATGCCTCAGCCATCGAATGACTCCTTGAGCAGCGCCGCCAGGTCCTCCGCCAGGCCGCGCGAGATCAATGCACGATTCCGCTGCAGCCCGTCGCGGAGGAAGAAGTTGGGCTTGATGTCGACTTTCTTGAGCAGCAGATATTGCGGCTTGCGCTTGAGGAGCTCGTCGTCGAGATCCCCGGGCGCGAGGAACGCCGCGTCATAGTCCTTCTTGGCGTAGAGCCACTCGGCACCGGTGACGGACTTGGATCCGATGACACGCTTCTGCACCAGGGCGACGTACGTCAGGCCTCCTGGGTAGTCTCGAGCCGAGTCATACCTGGGCACACCCGCGGGCGTGAGGACGTTGCCTGCCGACGTCGGGATCGTGAGCCGTTTGCCCTTGCGCGGCAGGATGGTGCCGAATGGACTGTCAGGGTTGTACTTCTTGGTGCCGAGTTCCTGCGCCGGGCCATAGACCAGCGCGGGACCTTTGTAGATGCCGATGGCCAGACCGGGGATCTGACCGACGTACAACGCTCGGCCGGTCACCGCGCGTGCCAGATCTCCGCTGCGAATCCTCGGCCGTCCGCCTCGCATTTGCTTGGAGACGTTACCGGCGATCACGAGCGATGTGACCGCGAACGAATCGTGGACGACTCCGTAAAGCGCCTTCTTGTCGCCGATCTTCTTGTGGGCGCTGGCGAGTCTGCGCTTGGCATCCTGAGTCAGTTGGATGTCGACGGGCTCAGCCACATCACACCACCAGTCGCATGCGGGAGCGGGCAGTGGCCTTGAACAACTCGCAGTAGTCCGCCGCGGCCATGACGGTTGTCGCGTCGGGACCGACAGACTTCGACGTGAAGGCGACGTTGTCGGGCGAGTTGCGGTGGAACCAGTGCGTGACCTGGGTGATGAGTGCCTCGCGAACATCGGGCGGGCATGTCAGGTTTGTATAGCCCCCCGTCATCGTGGCTTTGATGCACCCGCTCCACTTCGACCCGACCAGGCGAATGGCGCCGATGTCGAGCTCCGCGTCTAGGTCATCGGCGGCGATCGTCTCGGCATCGGCCTCGCGCTGGGACCTGTTCCAGACCTTCACGCTGATGGTCTCAAGCGGATAAAGCTCCAGCCAGAGCGTCTCGCGCGGATCGATGTCGCGGATCGTCCAGCGTTGCGCGTGACCAGTGCGGCGGTTCCAGAGCCGCCCTGTAGCAGACTCCCAGGCCGCGATCGCCGCCACGCACAACGGAGCAATCGTCGCCACCTCGACTTCGGCCGACGTGCGCATCCGCGAACGGATGTCTTCGACGCTGATCATGATGACGCTCCGGGAGCGCCGATGCCGACGCGCACGGGTACCGGTCGGCGGAGACGGTGCACGCGGGTCGCGATCGTCACTTCGACATAGAGCCAGTACTCGCCGGGAGGGAGGGCATTGGCCTGCTCCTGCGTGAGCTGGTAGCGGACCGAGCTTCCGGTGATCGTCCCGTTGACGTCCAGCAGGGTCGTTGCACCAGCCATGGCGCCAGTCGCGATCCTGAGTCGCGGAGCAGACGCACCGGTGAGATCCTCGTCCTTGCCCTGATCGTCGGTCAGGCACACCTCGATGAGGTCTGCCGATCCGGCCGTGAGCTGCAGGATGAGCGGTGCGTCGTTCATCATTTGGTTCGCGGGGAGAGCACCGCTTGCACACGGCGCACGAGGGCGAGTTCAGCACGCACGCGGTTGGCGGCCGACGATGCCGGCTGTCGAGGCGGAGACGGCGGCGGTGACTGACGCGGATCCTGGTCAAGAGCCATTGGACCCTCCGATCACTGCGAGGGCCGGAGGCGCCGCCCGCCCCTCAGTGGGCAAGCACCTCCGGCCCGTACCGCAGCGCACGCACGATCAGGTGTCAGGGTTGCCGAGGATGTAACGCTGCTTATTGAACAGGTCCTCGACCGCCGCGGTGGTGACGGGGCGCGTGTACGGATGGCCGATCACGTAGCCGACACCGATGACGACGTTCTGAGCCACGCCGTTGATGGCCACGATGCGGAGCGCGTCGTAGTCGTAGTCGGCGCGGCCGTCGGGCTTCTTCACCGTCTGGATCCGGTTGAGGTCCAGTTCACCGAGCCAGAATCCCGTGGTGCCAAGCTGGCCCGTCGGAGTCTGCGCCGTCGAGACCACGTCGTTTCCGGCGGGATCCTTCAGGCGGTCCCAGGTGCTCGTGCCAGCGCGGCGGAGTTCGATCTTGAATGTGATCGAGTCGTTCGCCGCGAGGGCCGCAGCGGTCGCGAGGAACAGCAGGCTGTGTCCGATCGACCACGGATTGACGATGGCGGCGCCGTTGACCTGTGCGTTACCGACATTCTGCGGAACGAGTGCGACGCCCGCGTTCAACTGCTCAAAGAGCCTGATCATTGCTGTTGCTCCCAATCGTGGGTTGGCGTCGATTGGACGGGACGCCTTTCCGTCGAATGCCCCGTTCCTGCTCGCGCAGGACACGGGACGAGGTGGGGGAACTCCGACAACTGCCGAGCCGCTTACTTCCGCATGCGGGCGTCGGGGCAGTGAATGATCGATTCAGGGCGGCGGTACATGAGGTCCGCGTAGAGGTTGAGCTTCATGTAGATCTTGCCGCTGGCAAAGCCCTTTCCATTGCCGCCGTCGTCCTTGATGGTGAGGCCAGCGCCGCGCACCAGGATGACGTCGTCCCAGTTGCCGAACAGCACATCACCGAACTTGCTCGACGAACCGGCGGCCGGGGTCCAACCGGCGGACTGGCCGGGGGTCTGGCCGCTCTTGAGCTTGTTGTTCTTGCTGAACGGCCCGATGATCTCGGCGAGGCGCGTATCGGGGATGCGCGGGAAGCCGACCAGGTAGTCCTGCTGGCCGGTCTGGCCGTTGTAGGACGACACCTTCTGCTGCTTGAGCCTGCGGAAATAGCGACCCGCCGCGTGTATGCGAGCATTGGGCGAGATCCTTTGCACGGTGTCTTCGACCGCTCCCATCATCTCGTCGATGCCGTCGTAATCGAGTTCGCCGCCCACGTTGTTGGCCTGCTGCGGCGCGCCGACCTGCACCTGGCCCGTGGCCGCACTGAACCGCTGGATCTTGGGATGGTTGATGATGCCAAGCGGCATGTTGCTTGAGCCGGTGCCGTAGGCGCAGGTCCAGTCGAGCTTCTCTGCGGCGGCCAAGATCATGTCCTGGCGGAGGCCTTGCTCGAAACCGTTGGCACCGTAAAGGCGCATACGCTCGGTGACTGCGGTAAGGACCGCAATTTCCTTGAGCTTGAAATCAACATCGCCGGCCGACATGAACGACTCGGCCGCCTGGTCTTCTTCGCCGACCCAGTATGCGACACAGCCGCGCTCGGCCTTGTGCATCTTGCCTGACTCGGCAGTCACGCCCTCGATCAGACGCAAGCTAGTCGAACCATCGGCGGCGTTGCCGGTGAGGTTGACGAACGAGCTGGCCATGTAAATGGCCAGGATGACTTCAGGCATGACCAGATCCGGCAGGTAGAACCCTCCACGCGATCCGACGTCGACAACCTGAGATGCCTTCTCGACCATCGCCTTGATGATCGCTTGCTCGTGCGCCGCATTCTCCCAGTTCTTTTCGCGGATCGCGATCATGGTGCGGATGAGCGAGAACTTGGGCAACTCGTCCTCGATGCCCGGCACATAGAAGGGGCTGTTCAAGGTCAGACGTTGAGTCTGCTTGGTAAACCACGCCTTCATGCGATCGAACTCTTCGAGCGTCTTCTTGATGTCAAGATTCTCAAGCCCCTGGCCCTGTTCCGTCAGGGCCTTGAGTTGAGCCGCGATTCCATTCTCGCCCTGCAGCTCCTTCGTGAGATTCTCAATGTTCGTCAGCAGCTTGAGTGCAACTTGATCCTCGCCCGGCATCGCCATGCTCCTTGGTGTTGTTCCCCGCACCTCGGAGCCAGATCACCCTACACAAGCACCCCGGGAATCCCCGGCGGCGCGACTATTTCTTCTTGGCTTCAACGGTCGTCGCGTCTTTTACGGCGACCGACAGTTCCGCAATCCGCGACTCCAGCGACTTCAGGACATCGCCATCCATCCGAGTGCCTGCACCCGGCGGCGCTCCTTCCTTCGACACCGACCGCTCGACCAGCGTCTTGATTTCGTCGAGGGTGGCCTCCAGCGACTTGATGCGCGTCGTCAACCGCTCTTCGACCGCCGCGAGTTCGGCATTGCCTCCGGCATCGTCCGTGCTTTCGGAGGCCTTGCCATCGCCGCCGCCGGCCTTGGCGTCGGTTGGTTCGTCCTTCTTGTCGTTCTTGGGCTCCTCGACCGGAGCGACTTCCTCAGCCGAGAAGAATCCCATCTCGCGACCCTTCACCTTCACCGCGTCCCAGATCAGCGGGACGTCGATCTCGTCGTGCTTGGGGATTTCCGCATCGGGGAAGAGTGACTTCCACATCGCGCGGATGAGCGAATCCTTGGCGGACCATTCCTGGGCCGAGCGGCTGCCACGCATGATCATCTGTCGCGACAGGTCGCGAATGACCTGTACATCCTGGGCCTTAAGCGTCTTGGCGTCGCGCATGCTTCGCAGGGTCGCGATGTGGGCGCCGGGGTTCGCGGGAATGGAGGCGATGGTGAATTCGGTGAGGCTGTTCTTATCGAACACAAACCCGTCATTCTCAACCCCAAGCGACTGACGCTCTTTTACATCGCGGATGGTGATCACGCGGCCGGGGAACATTCCGACGCTGCCAGTCGTGAGGAAGCCGCTGTCGATCAGCCGGAACACGGTGAGAGCGAAGTCCCAGTCGTCGCTAAACAGGGGGCTGACGCGCAGTGCAGGTCCGCTGTATGCGCCGTCACTCCGCTGGAGGACCTCCTCGGCGATCGACTTCCCGATTGGCGGCATGCTCCAGTCGTGGCCGTAAAGGATGACCGCGTTCTTGCGGTAGTCATCAAGGACCCAGTTCTGAAGCACCACGTCGCCGTGCCGGTCGATGCGTTGGTCGCTGGCCCACCACGGGACCACGCGATTCTCCATGCCGTCCTTCCACTTGAGACCGCGGGCCTCGGCCTGTGCTTTGACGCCCGCCGGATCAACCGCAACCCCGGTCTTTGCGATCGTGCCGGGGATGCTCTTGGAGATCTTGAGCCGGCCATCGTCGTCGATCCTCGCGTCCGTCAGTGACGCGAGTGCCGGCGAAACTGACTTGAGCCGCTTATCACGATCAGCAAGCAAGGAGACGGCCTTGTCGAGTGAAAGCTCCTCGGCCGACTTGAGATTCTTGAGTTCAATGAGCGGAGGCATTGTGGACCTTTCATCGCAAGGGTCGGTGGTTGCACCGGCAGTTCACGATCTCGGAAGCGGGTGCCTCGGGGTCGTGCGGGTATCGAAGTTTCCCGCTCACGGTTCCCAATCCCCCAGGACGGATGGTGAGAAAATCAAAACCAGACTCGACGACGCCCTTCTCCCCGTACTTGGCGTGGCTCTCGCGGACGTGCTCGTCGCCTGCCGTGATCCATTCCTTGCGCTTCATCCCCTGGGCCGTGAACATGACGTCGCGGCCGCCGTTCGCGAAGGCGCCTGCCTCGGTCCGAGC